CGACGTCTTCGCGCGCATTTTGCGGCAAGACGTTCTGGAAGAAGTTGATCGCCCATTCCTCGGTGGTCGACACCTACAAAGGCAGTCAGCAAGCCGCGGCCCTGCGTGGTGATGCTCGCGAAGCCTTCGAGTTCGGTGGCATCACCTGGGAGCGCTACCGTGGCAAGGTTGCCGGCATCGCTTTTATCGCGGATGACGAAGCGCGTCTGGTGCCAGAAGGCGTTCCTGAAATGTTCCTGTCGGCTTACGCGCCGGCCGATTACATGGAAACCGTGAACACCCAAGGTCTGCCGTACTACAGCAAGCTTGAACCGCTGCCGTTCGGTAAAGGTGTGGCAGGTGAAGCACAATCCAACCCGCTGCACATCTGCACGCGTCCGCGTGCTGTTATCCAGCTGAAGCTCTGATCATGGGCTTTCGCGAACTCCTCGAGGATCTCGACGATACGGTGTTCGACGTGCTTGGCGATCCCATGTTGATCGAGGGACGTGAAGTCCTGGGTATGTTCTCAGCACCCTGGCTGCAACCCAAACTTGGCCGAATCAATACTGGGCTGCGCGAGCCGCACCTGGTGCTACGGGTGAGTGATGCCAAGGGTGTCCGCGAGCGGCAGCAAGTCTTTGTCGATCTGCCTGAGCAGGATGGCGGTGGAAACTACATCATCGTCAGGCCTGAACCCGGTGGTGACGGTCTGGTGACCTTGATACTGAGGAAGACGCCATGAGTGTCGGCAGCTACGTTAAGCAATCAGCCAGCAATGGCATGATCACTTTGCAGGCCGATCGGTCTGACCTGAAGGCCTTCACCGATTTCGCGGCATTGGTGCCCAAGGCGTTAGCCGCCGCTCAACGTCGAGCCATCAACAAGACCTTGCGCTGGCTGCGCACCCAGATTGCCCGTGCGGTAAGTCGGCAGGAACGCATCGCTGTCACCGCGGTGCGGCATCGTTTGCGTGCGTATCCGGCCAGCAGTAACGGCCAGGGCAAGCTGTGGTTCGGCATCAACCCGATCGAAGCCAGTCGTGCAGGCCGACCACGACAGACCCGGGCGGGTGTGTCGGTGGCGGGACGACGCTATCAAGGGGCGTTCTTCAAAAAGGTCTACGGTGGTCAGCCCGATATCTGGATTCGTACGGCCAGCCAGCACTTCGATGCCAGCAATTACCCGGAAAGCGACGTATCCGGTGGCGGCGGTCGCCGCTCCGGTTGGATTTCGGAAAACGACAGTCGCTTCCCACTGGCCAAAGCGAAGATTTCTTTGGATGACGTTCGTCCGCACTTCGAGACATGGACCAATCGTGCTCATCAACGCTTGCTTGTGGTGTTGGAGCAAGAGTGGAACTTTGAACTGCAGAAGTACTTGCGGAGAATTGGCAATGATTGATGACCCAATTCCTCTCGCTCAGGTTTATGCCGCGATTGAACAGCACATTCGGGACGCGATCCCTGGACTCCTTTATGTCGGGACCATGCCCGATGGAATTGAGGTTGTGCCGCCTCCGGCGGTCGTGCTTGAACTGGTGGGATTCGAAAATGCCGACAAGGATCCAGGCACCGGCGAAACCGCAGTTGAGGCTCGCTTCGAGGCTCGCGTGATCGTCGCAGCGGAGGAAGAAAACTGCCTGCACGTAGCGGCTTTTGTCGCGGCTCAATTGGCGGTGCTGCTGCGTATGCAGTCGTGGGGGTTGGCGGTTGAGTTTGCCGGGTTCGTGCGAGCAGAACGCGACTGGAGCCGACCCGAGCTGGATAGTTATGCGGTCTGGGTGGTTGAGTGGACCCAAGTCATTTACCTCGGTGCGGAGGAGTGGCCATGGCCGGAGGCCGCTGGCGAGTTAGTGGTCGCTTTCGACCCGGACACTGGGCCGGGTAACGAGCACCATTACCAATCCCCGGAGGCCATGGCATGAGCTATGCGACCGCCGAGCATGACCGCATGCTGGCCGGTCTGGTGATCCCCTGCCGCGTTGTGGCGGTGGATTTGGTGGCCGGCAAAGTGCGGGTTTCCGATGGCGGCAACTGGACCAGCGCCTGGCTGCGCTGGCATGCCCAGGCCGCCGGTAAGGCCCGCCACTGGCGTGCACCGAGCCTGGGCGAGCAGGGTGCGTTAATCAGCCCAAGCGGTGATCCCGCCCAGGGCACGTTTGTTCCGGGGTTGTATGGCGATGCCGGCGCGCCGCCGGACAACCGCGATCATGTCGAGGTGTGGCGTTTCGATGATGGCGGCTCGCTGGTCTACGACTGGGCGGCCCATAGCTACACCATCACGCTCCCCAGCGGCACGGTGGCGGTCAAGGTCGGCGGCACCGAAGTGGTGGCGACTGACAGCGCGATCACTGCCAAGACGACGACCGCCACAGTCGAGGCGCCCAACATCACTTTGAAAGGGGCGGTGTTGATTGACGGCCCGTTACGCGTAACGGGCGACATTCTCGGCGGTGCCTCGATCATTGATACGACGGGCAACACGCCTAACCACAAGCACTGAAAGCCCGCTTCGGCGGGCTTTGTCTTTTCTGGAGAACTCCCATGAATACCAACAAACTCGTTGCGCCTGGTGCGCAGGCGGCGGTGATCTTTACCGACAGTAGCTACGCCTCGCGCTCGCTGTTCCTGGCGAGCGGCGAGGGTCTGCGCGAATTCAAGGTTGTGGGCCATCGCGTGACGGTCCCGGGCGACGACACCGAGGCGCTGGAGTACTTGGCCGGTCATGCCGAGCTGCAGCGTCTGGAAGGCTAACCATGATTGGCCTGGATCGCCGAACAGGACAGCCAATCACGGGCCTTGATCATTTGCGGCAGTCGATCGAGGACATTTTGACCACGCCGATCGGCAGCCGGCGCATGCGACCGGAATACGGCAGCAAGCTGCGCCGTTACGTCGACTTGCCGGTTAGCGAGGGTTGGAAAAGCGCTGTACAGGCCGAGGTCGCACGCTCGCTGGGGCGTTGGGAGCCGCGCTTTAAGCTGGAGCGGGTACGGGTGACGGCCGTTGTCGGCGGTCAGATCAGTCTGGAGTTAACCGGTGAATACCTGGGCAATGCTGCTGTAGTAGAGGTGAGCGCATGATCGATCTTTCTTTGCTGCCCCCGCCCGAGGTCGTGGAAACGCTGGAATTTGAGACGCTGTATCAGCAAGTCCTCAGCGACTTCCGCGCGCACATGGGTGACCAGTGGACGGCGGTTTTGGAGTCCGACCCGGTGGTCAAGCTGCTGGAGGTGGCGGCCTATCAAAAAATGCTCGGCCGTGCCCGGATCAATGCGGCGGCCAAGGCCAGCTTGCTGGCTTATGCCCGGGGTGCCGATCTGGACAACCGCGCGGCCGACTTCGATGTACAGCGCCTGGTGCTGGTGCCGGCTGATCCTGACGCGGTGCCGCCGGTGGCGGCGGTCATGGAAAAAGACGACGACTTTCTGTACCGCATACGGCTTTCCCTGGAGCGTCTTTCAGTGGCCGGCGGCCGTGGCGCGTATGAATACCACGCGTTAACGGCCTCGGGCGACGTGGCCAGCGTGTCGGTCGACTCTCCGACCTTCAAGGCGGCCGAGGTCAGCGCTCAGGTTCGGGCGCTGTTGCCGGCCGGGGCGATCGTTCTGGAGTGCGATTACGCGGCCGGCCTGAGCAATCCCTTGCCGGGTGACGTGTCGCTGGCGGTGCTGCCGATCGTGGGCAGTTCGGCTGATCCGGCTGCCCTGGTGGCAGCCGTGCAAAAGGCCGCTTCCAACGAGGATGTCAGGCCTATCACGGACCGCCCCCGGAGTCTGCTGGGGCAACCGGATGAGTATCACGTAATCGCCCAGCTTGAGGTACTCGATGGCCCGTCGTTGCCGTTGGTGGTGGCCGAGGCCAAGGCCAAACTGGCGACGGTGATTGCGGCGGCGCGCGATCTTGAGGGGGAGCTATCCCTGTCGGCGATCTACGGCGCGCTGCACGTCTCGGGGGTGCGGCGTGTGGTACTTACGGCCCCGACGGCGGATGTGATGAGCGACAAGCGCCATTATCCAAGCTGCGTGGGCGTCGACGTTAAGGGGGTGGTGGTCGCATGAGCCAACTGTTGCCGCATAACAGCACCCCGTTGGAGCGAGCGCTGGCCACCGCCGGTGATCTGGGGGTTGATCCCGAGATCATTCGCGGGGTGGCCGACTCGGCGCGGTGTCCGGTCGACTTTCTGCCCTGGCTGGCTTGGGCCATGTCGGTCGAAGGCTGGGACGCCGCCGAGACGGAAGAACAGCAGCGGGCGCTGATCCGCCAGTCGATCCCGATTCACAAACACAAAGGCACGGTCGGGGCGATCCGCCGGGTGCTCAAGGCTGTCGGGGTAACAGCGGATTACAAGGAATGGACACAAATATCGGGGGCTGTGCCGTACAGCTTTGAGCTGACCGCCTGGGCGAACGACAACCGCCCGGGCGAAGGTTCGATTTTATCCCCACAATTGTTCCAGCGGCTGCGCGCCCTGGTCGATGCCACCAAGAACGAGCGCAGCCACTACAAGCTCAAGCTCGGGGCGCGGTTCGACAGTGCGCTGGGGCTGGCCAATGCCAGTCAGGTGCGGTCATTGGACCGGCGCACGTTTGACCCGTTGCCGCTTCAGCCGAACACCCTGGAGCAATCCATGGCGCTGGGTAACGCTACAGACGTGCGCTGTGTCATTCGCCAAACCGCTGATTTGCAGGCCGTGCCGGGGCAGGTGGAACAGGGCTTTGCGGTGGCGAATGCCGTCCGGTCCCTAATCGTTGTCAGGGCCACTATGGAGGCTGTTTTATGAGTTCCGCGTTACAACCTGTAATCACCAAGGCCGGCTTGAGTGCTATCTGGCGCCAAGACAACACCGGCGTGGCCGCGCAAATCACCCATGTGGTGGTGGGGACTGCCGGTTATACGCCAGTCAACACACAGACCGCGTTGCGCGCCCAAGTGGCCAAGTTTCCTATCTCTGATGGGGAAAAACTGAGTGCGACCCTGTTGCACGTCACGGCGCTGGCGGACGGGCCGCTGGCCATTTGGGTGCGTGAGATTGGCTTTCTGCTGTCGGACGGCACGTTGCTGGCCGTGTGGTCGAGTGCTGGCGAGCCATTGGCGTTCAAGCCGGCCGATGCCGACCTGCTGCTGGCGTATGACCTGTCGTTGACCGCGTTGCCGCCGGACAGCGTCACGATCACCTCAACCGGTGCCGGGCTGAACCTGACGCTTTCGGAAGAGCTGGCCGCCCTGGCATCGGCGCAAATTGCCGAGATGTTGCGTGGCGTCAAACAGCAGGATGCGCTCGACAGTCAGGCCAAGCTGCATCAGATGGAAGGTCAACAGATCATCAATCTGATGGACCGAATGAAGTCCGCCGAACTACGTCAAGACGCTGATCGCGACGGTCTACTGACTGCCGTGGCGGCCAACGCTACCGGGTTAATTTCCCTGCAGCACTTTTTCGCTAAAACCAACCTCGGAGTTTGAGTGGTATGAGTCTCGAATCGCAAATTGCTGATCTGGTCACGGCTACCAATAGCCTGATCGGCACGTTCAACACCAAAAAAGCCGGCATTGAAACAGCCGTCGCCGCCGCGATTGCGGCCGTGCCGCTGATGACCAAAACCTTTTACGTCGACCAAGTGGCGGGCCTCGACACTGCTGATGGCAGCGCTGCGGCGCCGTTGAGAACCATTCAGAAGGCTGTCAGCAACACGCCTGTAGGCGGTGTGTGTAAGGTCTTGCTTACCGGCGATTATGTGCTCGATGCCAACACCAGTGTGGATCTGCGCTGTTTGGATATTGGCAGCTCTGTATCGGGCACTAAGCGCAAGCTGACTTTGACGCATGGTATCCAGTCTGACGGCGCCCCACGGCTAAACGGGTTCACCTTTGCCAACGGCGCCGGGCTGATGCTGGGCGACCTCACGATGATGCTGCCGTCTCCGGCGGGAGTTACCCCTGCACCGGCTCCTTTCAGTAACAGTGTGTTCAAAACCGGCTCCGGTGGTAGCACTCCAATGTTTAGCGTCAAGCTCAGCAACGTAGACGTACAGTCTGCGGCCGACTCCCTCGCGACGCTGTTTATCCTGTTGTCGAGCGCCATTATTTTCGAGGCGGTGGGTTCGACTTTCCCGTCTGGTTTTGCGGGGCGTTACATCGGCGGTATCAGTGCGGGCACCGCCGTAAACACCCACAACAACATCCTGAGCAACCTGACCTCTCTTTAAGGATTCGCCATGAAAACCAGTAACCTGAACGTGAATCACGGCGGCGTTAGCTACGTGGGTTACGCCTACGCCTCGCTGCCTTTGTCGGCCGCTTTGGTGGCTGCTGCAATCCAGATCGACGAAGCGGCAGATTCGTGCCGTGTCGCGGTCATTGGCGGCTCGTTGCGTGCCCTGGAGTACGAGCGTGCCGCCGCCGAGGCGAAGGCCTTCGCTGCTGCGGGCTACGTCGGCGACATGCCGCCGTCGGTGCAGGCCTGGGCCGATGCGGCCGAGCTGGAACCGCAAGCGGCGACTGACAGCATCATCGCCGAGGCCGCCGCCTGGTCGACCGCGCTGTATGCGATCCGCGCCGCTCGCTTGAAGGGCAAGCAGCGGGTACTCAAGGCGACCAGTCATGACGCCGCCGAAACCCTGACTGACGAGGCGATCGCGGCTATCCGAGCCAGTATTGAGGGCGTCGGCAACGCCGCCTAATCAACCCTCTAACCCGCACCCCGAGGCCGCCAAGCGGCTTTTTTTGTGCCTGGAGAAAATGCTTTGAATCGAACCAACATCGAGCACGCGCTGTGCGCCGTGCTGATCATGGCCGTGCTGTGGTGGGCCTTTGCCCTGCTGGGCGTGCCCAGTGGGCAATGGGTGGGCGCTGCTGCCGGCATCGCCTTCTTTGCCGGTCGTGAGTTCACCCAAGCCCAGCGCGCCATCGCCAAGGCGCAAGGCATCACGCTGACCGACATGCCCTGGTACTGGGCGCTCGATCTTCGAACGTGGTCACTGGACGCCTTGCTTGATCTGCTGTTCCCGGTGGTGTCCTGCCTGGCGCTGGCCATTCTGATACCGCTGTTGCTTTGACCGTACCCGCAGCAACCCCACCAGTCGCCCCGCTTAGTCGGGGCGTTTTCGTTTTCAGTTGGCCGCGCCTGTCGCGGCCTTGTGCTTTCTGGAGTTTCACATGCCTTCAGCTGGTTTTTTTCACGGCGTTACCGTAACGAACGTCGACACCGGTGCGCGCAACATCGCGCTGCCTTCCTCTTCGATCATTGGCTTGGTCGACACCTTCACTGAGGGCGCAAACGCCACGGCCAAAGCCGGCGACTTGGTGCTGATCACCAACGACCGCGAGGCGATTGCCGCCTTCGGTCCTGACTCGGCCATGACCAAGTCTTGCCTGGCGATTTTCACCCGCGCCAAGGCGGTGATCGTCGCGTCGGGCGTGGCCAAGGCCGTCGACGCGGCCGCGCAGACGTCCTCGGTCATTGGTGGCGTGCAAGTCGGCGGCAAGCGTACCGGCCTGCAGGCGCTGCTCGACGGCAAGAGCCGTTTCAACGCTCAGCCGCGGCTGATCATCGCGCCCAAGCACAGCGCTACTCAGGCGGTGGCCACCGCGATCGATGCGCTGGCCGGCAAGCTACGCGCCATCGGCATCATCGACGGGCCGGGCACGACCGACGAAGCGGCCACCACCTACGCTGGCCTCTTTGGTTCCAAGCGCCTGTTCATGGTCGACCCGGGTGTGCAGGTGTGGGACACCCTGACCAGCAAGACCGTGGATGCGCCGGCGTCGGCCTGGGCGGCGGGTCTGTTCGCCTACACCGATACCGAATACGGTTTTTGGGCCTCGCCGTCGAACAAGGAGTTCGTCGGCATCACCGGCACCTCGCGCGCTATTGAGTATTTGGACGGCGACGAAACTTGCCG